AGACTTTACAGTCCCTTGGCCAAGTGTTGCCGGCGATACTGCCCTTTGGCCCCATGTGGGCCGAGATCATGTTCGATCTCGTCGATATTCCCGACAAAGACGAAATTATGAAAAAGGTGCAGGCCGCGAGTCAGCCGCCGCCTAACAAGCCGAAAATCGCCATCAGCGCACAGCTCGACGCGCTTACACCGCCCGAACGGGCCGCTATGTGGATAGAGATGGGAGCGCCAGAAGTTGCCCAAGCCGTTATGAAAGAAATGCCCAACACGTCAGCGGAAACTCAGGTGCAGGGCAAGATTATGTCGGAGCAGGCCAAGGCGGCAAACGACGGCGGCAAGCAAGAAGAAATGCAGCTTGAGCGCGAGAAGCACCAGATGGAGATGCAATCCAAAGCCTTCGATGTCCAGGCCAAGCAGCAACTCACGCAGATGGAGATCGAGAAGAAGCAAATGGAACTCCAGATGGAGTTTGCGAAATTGTCGATGCAAGTGGCAGCAAGCAAGGAAATGGCCAACGGCAAGGATAAGCAGGCCGGCGCATGAGTTTCGCACCAATTCCAGATCCCGAAGCGGAGATTCAGATGTGGATGCGCCATCGTGGCACGCCGCCGTTTGCGTCGTCGCCGGCATGGGAAGAAGCGCAGCGACGGTTGCGCATGGGTCAAGGCGGCGCCGTCAATCCGTTGCAGGCGATTATTCAGCAACTCACCCAAATTGGGCAGCAGCGCCGGCAACCGAGACTGATCGACTTCTCCGGTAATTACAATTTTCTAAAAGGTAGCTGATGGCAAAGAAAGAATTACGAATCGCGTTTGACGAGATCGACAACCCGCAAACGATCACCGAGACAAACGTGAAGCTGTTCAAGGAAAACGGGCTCGATATTCACCGCCACGAGGTTGACGAGTTGGTTGACGATCACTCGACCCGCCAGCGCATCTATAAAGTGCGAAACGTAAAATATTTTGATCTTGGTAGGAGCAAACGATGAATCCCGTTGCAATCAGAATTAAGTATCGCGGCAAGCTGATGGGTCAAATGGGCTACATCTACGACCATCCAAAGACGGTCGAGTTGCCGATTCCGTTTGTCTCCCGCTCTGAAAAGACCGGCGAAGTGGTTTGTGCCCCGATCGGGGAATTTCCTTGGCAAGACGGGCGAAAACTGCTCGACATGAGCGGCAAGGACGGCCCTTTCGAGTTAGTCGAGGAGATTTACCCGGCAATCGAGAACGGCGTCGATCATCCCGAGAAAGAAGCAATGGACAGTGAGAGCGCCGGCAATGTCATCGCCCCGCCGAAACTGTCGATGGAAGAAATCGGCAAGTTGCCGATGAAAGATCGCCCTAAAAACCGTTGGGGCAATCCAATTCGCACACCAGAAGAAATCGCGCTCACAAAGAAAGCGATCAACCGCGCCAAGCTCAAACGAGGCGAAAGGCGCCGGGCGATGCGCTCCGATGCGGGCGTGCCTAAACCGCGAAAAAGTAAACAATCAACCGACCCGGCAGTCCAGCCGCAGGTTGAAGAAGGATCGCCGACCCCGACAACGGCAGGCGAACAGGAGTAAGCAGCAATGGACGAAGTAGTTGTAGAGGCTCCAAGCACAGAGAGCACGGTCATGGACCGGGTATTCAACAGCGGCCATCGCGCTACGGAAGGCGTTACAGACATGCCCACACCGGAAACGCCGGAAGTCGAAGCTCAACCCGCCAGTGATCCTGCAAGTGCTGAAAAGACTCCCGAGCCGGAAGTCAAAGCGGAGCCGGAAAAAGAACAGGCCGCGACCGAGGATAAACCCAAGGTCGAGGCGAAGGCAGAGCCGGATAAGACATTCGATTGGGACTCCGACGACAATCCACACAAAAAGCGGGCCGACGAAATCGCCAAGCGGGAAAAGGCCGCACGCGATTGGGCGACCCAGATCAATCAGCGTTACGTCAATCAGCAGCGCGAACTCGAAATCATCAACAAGAAGCTCGATGGCACCTATGACCCGACAGTAGACGAGCCCAAGATCGACCCGCAGCAGGTACTCACTCAGGCGCGCACCCAAGGGGCCGTGCAGGCGAGCATCTCCGCGGTAGTCGATAAGTTAGGTGAGGAAAAGACCCGCGCCGAACTCGACCGCTTCAATCAGCTATTTGACCAAAACGACATGGTGCAACAGCGGGTGTTAGGCTCGCCCGCACCGATGGCTGAAGCCCTCAAAGTGCTGAAGGAGTGGGACATAACGCAAAAGTATGGATCGTCAGACGTTGACGTATTGGTCGAAAAGATCAAGGCGGAAGCGGTAGCGGAATTGCGCGAGCAAATCCGCAAAGAGGAGCACCAAAAGATTCTTGACGGCATTGCCATGAAGAACAAAACCCCGAACGGAAATCGAGAGATACGCCCGGCCAGTGGCGACGTGAAAGCACCCGGCGCGCGCCCTCTTTCTTCGTTCTTCCACAATTAAACAGGAGCTAGATTCATGGCTTATACAGAAATATTGACGGGTCATAGCCTGACCAATGAGATTTGGGACGAGCAGTTGTACGAGGAGTACACCAAAATGCTTTGGTGGTACAACCTCATGGGCACGTCGATGGACATGCCGATTCAGGTCAAAAACGAGCTGCAAAAGAAAGCCGGCGATGCCATCACGATTCAAATGATGGGTCAGATGGAAGGCGGCTTAGTTCTCGGTAACAACGTCGGCCTCGGCAGCGAAGGCGCGGTGCCTTTCTTTGGTCAGCGGATTGTCGTCGATAACGTGCGCCATTTGGTGCGCGTCGATGACAAGTCGATGACCACGCAGCGGGTGAATTTCGACGTGCTTCAGTCGGTCAAGCGGGCGCTGGCAATCCGCACTAAGGAACGCCTCGACGAAGAATTGACCACCAAGATGAGCGATGTGACGACGGGCCGGGTTCGTGGCCGCTACATTTATGGCGCCACTGACAGCAATTGGAATGCGACCCATGCAACCGCATTGCTCAACCTTGACAATGCCGCAGATCAGTTGACCACCAATGTTATCGACATCGCCAAGCGCAAAGCGAAACTGATCCCGGTTGCGACCGCCAAGATTCGCCCCATGCGCGTAGTCAACGGCAAAAAGATGGAAGAGTGGTTTTGCTTCGTCGCTCATACGCTCGCCATCCGGGACATGATCCTGGCTGACGCCGCTTGGAAGAATGCGCAGATCAATATCCCGCCCCAGAGCAACGCCGATTCGCCAATTTATACCGGCTCATCGTTCAAAGGCTCGTGGAACGGCACTTTGATTTACGAGTATGAGGACATTCAGTTGGGCTCCTCAACGATCCAGTATGCGCACAACTTGTTCCTTGGGGCGCAGGCCGCCGGGGTTGTCTGGGCGCAAATGTCCAAGTTCGGCGAGGAAGAACAGGATCTCGGCCATCGGGTTTCCTATGAGAACCATGAGATCAGGGGCGTTGAGAAGATCCTCTACGACCGCCCAACACCGGAAGATAACGGCATCGTCCATGTGTTCACCGCAGCAGTGGCCGACTAAGGGGGATTTCTAGTTATGGCAAACACGACAGTAGGAACGAACGGCGTGAGCCGGGCCAATTGCCTAGAAGTGGTCGGCTCTTATGCGCCTTTGATCCCGTTCAAATGCACCCCGTCGGGAACCACTACATCGGAAACGATCACTTTCTCGCAGCTTCAGACGATCGTCGGATGGGTGATTACCTCGGTGGGCGCTGCGGGGGCTTCTGGCATATCGGACGGCGGCATCGGTCCAACGGTAACTGCGTCGGGCAACGTCCTGACCATCGCCGACGGCACCGATTTCGACCTAGACCAAACGAGTTCCGTCATTAACGGCATCGTTTGGGGAATCGCTAAACTTTAAGGAGAAATCAGCATGGCAGGTAAATCGAATTATCAAGAATGGCGAATCCAGCTTGTCGATGGTCGCACGATGAAGGCGATTGACGACGATTCTGGAATTTTTAATGTACTGACGGAAGGATCGCCGGTCGAAGCCACGATCTATTCCGATAGCATGGGCACCGCGGCGAGCAACCCCGGCACGCTCACGGACGGCGTGGCTCGTTTTTGGACACTGGCCAG